TTTGGCGGTCACCCTTTGAACTTGTTTCCGCGAGTTCGCAAAGATGACCCAGTGACGAGTTATGAAGCAGCAGACAGCATCAAAGAAAAAGCGCCAGATCATTGGACGGAAATCATTGAGTGCTTGGCAAAGCATGGTGCGCTTGGTAAAGATGGAATATCTAGCAATACAACGCTAGACCCCAACCAAGTTGCCAGACGGTTAAGCGAGATGGAACGTCTAAATTTGATTAAGCAAACAGGCAACAAAGTAAAATCAAACACTGGACGCAACGAACGCGAATGGTGTTTAAAGGAAAAAACATGAATATTAATTTTGAAACCAACGAAATCAGTTTTATTTTGCAAGTGTTGGGTGAATTACCCACTAAATCGGGCGCTTATGTATTGATGCAAAAAATTGAGCATCAAGTCAAAATGCAACAACAAGTACCCGAAACAACTCAGTGAGTCTTGTAACCGTCATTTTTAGCATCTAGCATAGCAAATGCAGCAATCCCGCTGTATTAGGAGCTAACATGTTTAAATTTGAAATGGAACTTGGTTGGATGGGCAAAGGCAAAATGACTGTCGAAACCCATGATTTTGACATGATTGAAGCCTTGAAGGAATTTGTTGAATTCCAAGAAGAGGCTGGCTGGATCGGCAACTGGGATGAAGTCGCAGTTGAAGAAGGCGAAGAAGAAGAAGTTGCTGAAGAAGAGACAGAAGAAGTTACTGAGTAACTACTTTAATCACACGGCCTCGAAACTCTATTGAATCGGGGCTGTGTGTTGTCACCAACTCAGGCAATAACAGCTTGCCATTTACAAAAGTAAGAACGGCAAAGCCAGAGCGCCAGTTCAATGGGCCTTCTTCAGTGTAGTCTTTAAATTGTGGGCCGTAGGGTTCTGCCAATGTTCCGGTGTCAATACCGTATCGCACGCCGTTATAGTCACTGAACGGCGTGACTTTTAAGCTGTGCAAGTGGCCTGTGACGATGTTCTTACCTGACCACATAGTGTTATTGTGGGTGGCATGGATGCCGCCTTTAAAACGGTGCTTTATCACCGTGTTTTCATTCATCCAAACCGCCCAGCAAGGCTCCCAATCTGGGAAATGGTCACGCAAGGTAAAACCCTTAACGTGTTCATATTGAGGGGCGTTAGCAGCTAGGAACGTCTCAAACCGCGCATCATGGTTACCCAAGGGCCAGATCAGTTTGACGTTGTGGCGAGCTTCTTTGGCTGCTTCTTCAATATAGCCCATTGTGATAGTACAGGCTTTCAGTTCTTCCATTACTGAAGGAGCCTTTGCCCAACCAATGCGGGGGTGGCGGCTGATCCCAGCTCCATCAAAAATATCGCCATTAGCTATCACTGCGTTGGGTTTTAGTTCTTTGATTGCCCAAAGAAGACCGTGGAATGCAGTTGTATATACACCAGGCCAAAAGTGAGCGTCACTGAACACAACAACAGTGCCGTTTAGGATGCCAAGGTCTTTTCTGGCAGGGTGAACATGGGCCGTTTGCAAGTGTTTAAATTGATCTGTGGTTTGCGGCGCTTTGATCTCTATTTTTTCTCTATTTTCAATACGTCTACGTCGTCTGTTCAGCCCAGACAAATCCAAACCTAAAGTCAAACTGGCTTCGCGCATTGAGGCGCTATTTTCAATCGCGCTGATAATTTGTTGGTCAGAAAATTTTTGAACAGGCATTACAATTTCCTACGCCAATACAGCGTGTTTTTGAAACCCCAGGGTTTCGTTGGTTGAAACAATTTAAAACCTGTGGCAATCAGACTATTAGCCGATGCTGGATTGTCTGTCGTGTCCGTTACGACCCATCGCCACCCAAGAGTTTTTGCCTGTCTGATTCGGACACGAATAAACTGTTTCTGTAATCCCTGTCCGCGAGAATCAGGAACAACCCCTGCGCGACACAGATAACCGCAATCAGTCCAACTAATGGAACGCACAAGCCCCGCAAAACCAATATCATTGCCATCTTGAGTAGCAATCCACCAAGAGCCAAAATTTGTGTCAATTGGTTGGTCATAAGGCAAACAAATCTTTTGTAGTGCCAACAGTTTTAACTGCACAGATTCTTTGCGGATGTCAACACGTTTAATCATGAACGCATTGAAATCGCTTACTGTGACGCCGTTATGACATCAGTAATGCTGTTGCGTTTACCTCATTAACCCGCCTTGCCCAACCCTTACCAAATGTCTCCCAAGTTGGTAGGTCGTACAAAAATGATAGGCGGCGCTTGCTGTAGTCTTCAATTAGCTGCTTTGGATTAGCGGCCCGTACAGCGGCTAACGTCTTTGGGCCTATGCCACCATCAGGGTCAACACCTACGCAGGCTTGTAGCCACTTTGCGGCCCTTCCTGGGCCTGAGTTAATTGCCGCATCGAAGACAACGTAGTCAACACCGTTTGGCAAGTCATCGCCCTTGATTTTGTCCCAATACTTTAATTTATACAGCGGGGCAACATCTGTAGGAGTTAATGACCGCATTGTTTTGGTATCTACCATGTGACCACAATGTTCCTCCCAAACTCTTTTTGTACAGCCAAGGTTTGTTTCGCCGCCAGGGTCTTTTGGATTATTGACGTAGCCACCTTCATGAACAAGAACAGCGGCAAGGGCTTTATCAAAGTTTTGATTCATTTTGTGGGCGTGGATTGATGGAGAAGATCGTCTTTGGCTTGCGAGCCAGCAGAAGACCCAAAGTAGAAAGCAATGATGCCTGTCCAAGCAGTACCAAGACTGCCCAGCATGATGTCAATCTGTGGTGCGTGTTCAATTTGACCAAACATCAAGCCAAACAAAATGCCAAAGAATCCAACAGTTACGCCAATTGCAAGGGTAGGCGGCAAGTAACTTTTGGTAGCCACTTGCATATCACGGGCAGACTTGCGGTCATCATTAGACAGCTTGGCAAAGTCAAGACCCATCTCTTGTGCCCGTGCAGCCATCTGTATCTCAGCCTGCTTAATTAGCATGATCTGGTCAGCGTTTAGCTTACCGCTGTCAATCGTTGCCTGAACGTCTTTAGGGTCTATCCCAATAGCCTTGGAGATAGCATCCACAGCAAGCCCCGCCAAAGGGCCACCAAGGGCTGTTGCAATCGTTGGGGCAATAGTCTTTAACCAATCCATGTTCTTTCCTTTAAGGGCAGGGGCCAACAGTAAACTCGCCAGGCTGACAACGCTTTGGCAGTGGTACGCATGGGCCAACCACAAATCCATCTGTACACCAGTTAATTGGCGGTGTTGTTGGATTGACAACAACGATAGGTGGATTGACAACAGCAACAGGGCCAGTTACAGGGCCAGTCACAAACGTCACCACTGGCGGGGTCGATGTTTGATTGCCACCAGGGCCAGTTACAAAAAGAGGAGGTGCTGTGCCACTTGGGCCAACCACAAATGGGCTAGGCAGAACAGTACTAGGGTCTAGTGAAACAACCATTGGTTTATCTTGAGGAGCAGGGTCTGAACCCACGCCACAGCCCGACAAAGCGAGACACATCAAAATTGCGTATTTCATATCAGTTCCTTAGTTTGTACATGATAAATTCAAACGTACCCCACCCAATAAACCCCGCAGCAAGAAAAGAAACAAAGCCGATCAATAAAATGTTTACCGTCTCAGCCATTTCCTCTCTGCGCCGCTTGGCTTTGGCCTCTGCCTCACGTTCTTCACGCTTGCGGTTAGCCACAATCATGTTGTATTCGGCTTGGATGGCTTCCCAGACATCGCCCTGGCCCGACCAAATCAACTGTTCTTTTAATTCTTTTTCTGCATCACGCAAGGCCTTGGCCTGCATCACAGTATCTAAAGCCTGCCCCATGTCAGACTTTGATTTCTTTTTATCGTGTACAGCAGCTTTAGCCACTGTATCTCTATGCTCAAAAAACTTAATCAGATCGCCACTGCATTCCTGTAGGTCTTTACCCATCTGGATGGCTTCTTTGACCCCTGCAATGGTGCTTTTGGCTATCGCAAACGCAGCACCTATCGTTATGGGGTCAATCATATTCATTCCAATTTGGGGCAGACGTTAACCCGTAGGATGGTCTGCCAGCACCCCCTTTTCACGCTGGAGCGTTCGGGTTATTTGTCTTGCTTGGCCTCTAACTTATCAAAAATTTTGCCAAGCATTTCTTTAATTTCACGCATGTCTTCACGGTAATCATCACGGGCAACATACGTTTTAGGCAGTTCCTCCCGCAGTTTAGACAAGTCGGATTTCAACTCTTTGACAGCAGACCACATTTCACGGGCAAACCAGCCAGCTACTGTAAAGCCTAAACCAACTGCCAAATTGATAACCGACTGATAATCCATTTATGTGCTCCAAGGTGTGCCGGACTCTTGCACAGGGTTAATCTGTGCGTTAATTTGGCCTTGCAAACTAGCTTCCACCGTGTCTTTGCCCAAAGCATTTTGAACCCATCCAACCACAATGGCTTCTGTCAAATCAGCGTAAGGGATGTATGTCTCGCCTGGCTGCTGTGTGTAGCCAATAGTGCCGTAAGTTGAGGCGGCATAGTCGCCATCCACTGCGTTAACGGTGTAATGCACCGTGACAACAAAGCCGTCAGAGGTCAGGCGGTTCATTTGGGGAACTTGCCAAGTAAAAGTGCTCATGATTTTTCCTTTTAGATGCCTGCGGCTGCAAGGCGTTTACGTAATGATTGAATTTCCTTGACCAACATGGGTACAAGTTTGGAGTAATCCACTGCCATCATGTCATTAGGGTCAGCGGGTTGATGTACTGCTTCGGGGGCGACATTTACAAGTTCTTGGGCCACAAAACCAGCACGTTGATGTGTGTGGTCTGTTTTCCAATCGTAGCTACGGACTTGTAAAGAATCAATGACACTACCAAACTCAGGAGCATCAACAATGTTTTCTTTTAAGCGCTGGTCAGATGTGACGTTGTACAGGACTGCTGTTGTGCCTGATTGAGTGATGGAGCCAATTGCCCCCGAGTTGTAATTGAAAATGGCATATTGAGAGGCAGTAACCGTTCCATTGGCATGACCAATAATTATTGTCCCTGTTGTGCTAAGGTTTGGCCCACCCAAAATAATTCCCGAAGCATTTGTTGGAGAATACGATGTTGGCCCCACCAGCAAATTCCCATTGGCATCCAGCGTCATCGCCTGAGTAAACGTGATGGCATTACCTGCTGTGCCAGAGGGGGCGGTGTTCCAAGTATGCTGTCCAAGATATTGTGTGTATTGAGCAGCAGCAGATGCAGAATTTATATACGTAGGCGCAGAAGTTGTTGGAGCTTCATAAACATTGGTGTTTAACGAAGTAAAGTTAATGTTTGTTCTACCAATAAGATTACTTGCTTGTCCTATAAAAAAGTTTCTACTTGGCGTGTAAACAGATGCAACTGGAGTAACACCCAGTCCAAGGTTACCGGAGGAGTCAAGCAAAGCCGCAAAAGCTGGTGATGTTCCAGTATAAAAACCAATCTTTGACGCAATAATTTCAGTTGCAACAAACGCCGTACCACTGCGGTTGTAAGATTGAAAATATGTTCCACCTTGGTTGCCGCCTGTTGGTGAAACTTCAACACCCGCCGCCCCGCCGTTACTTACTACAAATTTCAGTTGTGGCGAACTCGTCCCAATACCCAACCCTGTGCTGGTCAGGCGCATTTGTTCGGCGGAGTTAATGCTCCAAACAAAGGGCAATGTTGTAACGCTGTTGAAGTTATTTAAACTTCCAGTAGTGTTTAATTCAAACTGGGTTGTATTGTTGGAACGCAAGCTCAAAATGGAACCTGTTGTTCCGTTAATTGACAAGTAGGTAAAGTTGGTAAATGAAGACGGTGTGCAATTTACGCCCAGACTAGTCCCATCAAATTGCAGCGCAGAACCAGTAGCCAATGCACTTGTAGAGCTTGCGTAAACCACACCGCCAGAGGTGAAGGAGGTTAGTCCTGTGCCGCCGTTGGTGGTTGCCAATGTGCCTGCAAGGGTGACAGCACCTGTAGTGGCAGAAGATGGGGTTAAACCAGTAGAACCCGCGCTAAATGACGAAACGCTTGAGGCCGATGGGTTAATCAATTGGAATCGAGTGCCATCGTATTCAATCAGATAAATTCGACCGCTGACAATATCGCCCGCAGCTAACGCCGTTGAGCCTAGTTTAGTGATGCTCTTAGCGCCCAAACTGTTTAGGTTAATTGTGGCAGCTCCGGTATTTGTATTAACTGCAACAAATGAAAACAAATTGCCCGTAGCGTATGCGGTAGGGGTTGGCGTTAAAGTACCCGCTAATGTGTCTGTGCCTGTAACGGTTGCAATTTGAGTTGCGCCCGCTTGTAATTGCCCAAATTGAGCCGCATCAGTTAGCGCAGTACCCGCGCCCAAACCAGTGATCTTAAACGTCCCCATTGGGATATTTGCAGTGGGTGTGGTTTGACCATCTTTTGTCAATGCGGTCGTTAAACCGCTTGCCAAGTCAGCAGTCAGCAAGTTAAATGCTGTGCTGGTAATTACTGTTCCTGTTACAACGGGTTGGCCCGCTGTATTAATGTTGAACGTGCCTGAACCGTTGTAACTCATTTTGTTTCCTTATCTTCCGTATTGGTCAATGTTTTGCCCAATGATTGAGCCGCCACCCGTTTGCAATTGCGTTGATCTTTGGTTTAAAGCACGAATCAAAGCCGCTGTGTTTTGTACTTCTGATTGCCCCGTTGCGCCACGCATTAACAACATTTTAGCAAGTTCATTACGTGTTGTTTCAGGCATTTGGTTAATTACTTGACCAATCCTGTTTTTGACATTTGCCGCCTCACCCGCAGCCGCTAATGGGTTGCCAGTTGCTGCATTTGCCACTGCTTTTCCAGCAGTTATTGTGGTTGGCATAACGCCCAAATCTTCAGCGCCAGCCATCCTAGAAAATGTCCCCGAGCCTCGGCCGACTTGCTCTAGAGGTTTTAACCTGGCTTCTTTGGCAA